GTGTCATCAGACAAATCCTGCATAGCAGAGTCTGCGGTAGTCCCCTGCGCCGCAGTGGCGTAGTCGGACGAGTCGAAGGCTTTGACCTGTGCTAGGTTCGTCACCTCACTGTCCATCAACGCACCAGCGGCGGTAACATTTGTCGTGTCAGTTACGTCTGCACTGGCTTCGATGCCGTCTAGTTTACTCCCGTCTGTAGCGAGATCGCGGCCATCGACGGTGCCAGAAACAGTAATGTCTCCGGTAATGTCTACACCACCAGTAAGCGTCTCCAGCTTCTTGCTGTTAAGGAAATACAAAGCAGCGTGACCGTCGTCGCCGCCAAACTCAGCAATTTTATTGTTGCCAGAAGTCTCAACCAGCAAATCGTTTGTACCGGTACGGTATTTGATATCTACAGCGTTGGTGTTGACGCCAAAATCACTTCCATCGACAAATCGTATTCCGTTTGGACCGCCGCCTCCTATCCTCATAACCGGTTCGCCGGCGAGAGAGGTTAGCCTTAGCTCATTCCCCCCATCTACCTCAATGTCCCCATCCGCATTCAGGAACACCGCCTTCTCTGCTGGCTGCGTGATGAAGATGGTCTTACTGCCCGCTGACCAACTAACCGCCGCGTCGGCGTTGCTGGATTGCAGGATCGTTGTACGGGCTAACGTCGTACCAGACGCCGTGTAGGTGCCGATACCGACCTCAAAGTCCGTACCGTCCGTACATGCGTAGTATGTCGTGTTGCCGTCGCCGACTTCAGAAAACGCCTCAAAACCAGTAACGGCACCGGCCAAAGTATATGTGCCAGTGCCGGTAGTGGTGGTTGTCTCCTTAACGCGGTCCTTGAGTACCAGTGCCATTACTTCAACTCGATGGTAAAGTTCCCTGCGTTGATGCGGAAGATGTCACCAGATGCAATCGTCTTGCTGGCATCAAGAGCGCCAACAAACAGAATGTTGCCGCTGGTCGAAGCATCCGCAACGAAAGCATGCGTCACTGTGTAAGAAGCAATTCCGCTAGATGCGGAATATTCAATGTTTGCCGCATTGGTCACCGTCTGCTGGTCTCCCGAAGACGCGGTCAGTGTCCAGTTTGCCGCCGTCACCTGCTCGCGAGTGTAGTTAGCATCTTGTGTTGAAGTGTTAACTTCTGTCACCGAGCCAGCTTCTGCATCCGACACTGCGGTTGCAAGGCCAATATAGATGCTGTTGCCCAAAGTTGCCAAAGACTCTGAGTTGTTCTTGAACAAGAAATCGAGGATCGCATGCTCAAGATAAGTGGTTGCTGCGTTTGATGTTGCCATCTTCTACTCCTTATGTCCGAGGCCGATCTGGCAGACCTCTGCGATACGCATCGCTGTTTTCCCGTGCTTCCGCCAGATCTTTGATCCTGGTCATAGCTTCGGTGAACTGCTTCTCGTACATTTGAAGCATGTCCTGTTCACCTTTCATGTAAGTATACGCTTCTACCAACGCTCCGTAAAGTAAGGCGTTTGGAGCGTTATCACTGAGCCAGGTCGTGCCACTTTCCGCGCCGGCAGTCAGCGAGGCAGGGCGATAGTAATAGTGAAGCTCGACGGCATAGTTACTGTCCGGCGTTGGCGCAATGATGAAGTTGTCCTTATCGAAAAAGGCGTAGTATTTCGGCGTACCAGTTGTTGCCGGATTCGGATTGTACTCCTGAATGTAGTTCACATCCTTTTGAAGCAAGAATTCTTTGGAACTGCCGTTCGTAATCGACAGTGAAAACGACGCCAAATAGTCAGTAGGCACAGACAGATACGGGTCACTGCTAGTCAGGGCACTCGTGGCGTTCTTCCGGAAGATCTCGAGGTCAACCAGCTTAAAGATACGATCCTCGGCTGCACGAATGAATGTCGGCAGATTAGTCACGAAGGACGTTTCTGTGTTCTCCGTGTAATCTTGAATCGCTGTTTTCAGTTGTGCATACGTGAATGCCATTTATTTCTCCAACGTCACCGGCCCAACAGTCGCACTTTCACCGCCGCCTCGTGAATTACCGGCTGTCGCCGTACCCGACGAAGCCGTGAAGGTATACAGATTCGAATCAGTGACAGTAATTTCGTAACCACTTGCACTCTCCAGAACAGCCTCAGTGAAGCCATCAAAGGCTTCTACCTTGCGGAACCTTACAGTATCGCCCGTCGTGCGTCCATGCGAAGGCTCGATAACCGTAATAACAGCACTGCCGGAAGAACCCGACAGAAATGCATTTGCCGGCAGAAGCCTAGCCACTGCCACCTCAGTGCGCTGATCTGGACGCGGATCATGCAGCGCCTGTGGATCGGGGCCAACCCGAATCGGCTCTAGCTGCGGATGCTTCGGCTCGTATTCGTCCCTGCCGACCTTCGAGCCATTCCATTCCGTAACCATGTCAACCAACCGGTAACGAAACCCAGACCGGTCAGAGTAGCCCCAGGCGTCTTTTCCCGAAGCAAATCTCGCCATCAGTTCACCCTCAGATACTGGATGCTAGGCTGCAACTTCAGCGCAACCCGATCCTCATCCTCGTCCGCCGCCCGCTGGAACTCCTCTTCATACACAGCCTTCAATAGCTGCACTCGCTCAGGAGCCTTCTTCATCGCAATATAGTAGGCAAGGCCGGCGACCATGCACGGCAAGAATCGGAATGGCGCGTCGGTCGTGTTGACTAGCGCATCCACATCCTGAATCCGCTGCACATAATAATACACAAGACTGTCTGTTGAACTGTCTGGTGTTGGCCACAGTGTGATCTCAGGCGTGGTCTGGCGGTTGTAGAAGAACTGACTAGGCCTGCCTGTCTGCGACTTGTTCGGCAGGGTCAGATAATCGCTGCGCGACATACGGTCCAGTTCATAGTCCGTGCCGCTGCGGCGAACCACAACTTCCAGCAGGTCTGTGTAGGTGGCGTCAAACGCATAGGTCGCCGTACCAGAAGTCAGTGCCTGCGTTCCCTGCTTCACGGTCCACAGATTTAAGCCACGGTTGGCCCAGTCTGCGAACATCAGATTCAAAGACCGCCGAGCCGTACGCGCATCGTAACCAGTGCGAACTTCAAGCCCACACCGCTCGTATGCTTCTTCGATAATCTCTGCTACGTCGAGATCAAAGTCTCTGGATCCTGAAGTTGCCATATCTCACTACTTCTTGTAGGTGCCGCCGTAACGCTTCTTGTGCATGCCACCGCACTTCATGCGAGGCATTTCCATAGCGCCGGCTTCCATTTTGCGAGGTGAGCACATGTATGTGCCCTTCTTGAACCCAGGAACACCACGACCTTTCAAAACATCGGCCTTGGTTACCTTGCCGTCCTTGTTCAAATCCGGGAAGCTCTTCTTCATTTATTCTTCCTCTTCAACGATTTTACGCGCCGTGGCTTGCCAGCAGGTTGTCCCAAACGCTTCTTCTGGCTGATTCTACTACGCTTTTCAGCAGAAGTCATTTCGGAAGCGGTCTTGGGGGTCTTGGATGATACGCGCTTCGTAGGACGGCAGTATGGTGTGCCACGCTTTTCGCCCTTCTTACGGCCACAAGCCTTGCCGGTGCGTACGTCTTTCCAGTCTTCTTTGAACCACCGCTTTAACGCAGCGCCTTTTTTTGTCTTCCGTACTGCCATCACAACCTACCTTGTGTATGAAGCGCCAGAGCCACAATACAACCAAGCACTATTAACCCCACAGCAAAGAAAAACGAAACGAGCACTATATCAAGGATCTTCCTTCTCTTGCGGGCTTGTGCCTCTTCTGCCTCCCGTCTTGCAACTCGTGCCTTCGCCTGAAACTTCTGCCAATCTGCCCACAGCCCCGGACGACCAGCGTAAATCATAATCTGCTTCAGTTGCTCTTCCTGATTTCGAATCTGTTCAAGAGCCATGAACTCTTCCAGATCAGAACCACCGCCCTTGCGGGAGGCCTTCTTTTGCAACTTCTCCTTCGCACCTACAAACTCTGCAATGGCGCTGCCTGCTGCTGCGATCTCCTTGCCGTTCTGAACAGCCTGCTTGATCACGGAGAATGCTGCGTTTGCTGCTGCGAGTTCGGCTAACATTAGTAGACCTTCGTTTCCTTACTTACCTGCCGGGGCACACAATACGCGGTGATGTTGTTGCCCTGTCTGTGGAGCTTCTGCGCGAAATACGTGCACTCGTTCAAGTCACGAAAGTACATGTCATTGCTTGTTAGCCTTCGGTCTTCTCCTACACCAATGTAAACAAACAGTAAAAACGCATGGATCATCGCTAGGTGCAGCGGGTTTTCTTTCGCCGCCCGTTCATAACTCCGCCGCAGCCTCGAGCGACAACCTGATTCGAATCTAGGTTGCCCCGAAACGGGCGCTTGGCTTTTTGTTCGTGGATTCCACCGGCAGCTTTTTTGGTGCTTTTGCCCCAGTTTGCGGCTCCGACCTTACGGCACTTGGCGATGGCCCCGCTTGCGTACGCCGACGGGAAGACTTTATATCTTGCCTTAACTTTGCGATAGCATGCATCTTTAGGCATTCCTACGTTTCCTCTTACCAGCGCAGTGCGCTCTTTCGCTGAAGCCACGAGGGCGCTTGCAGTTGACTTTCGATTTGCGGGCCTTGCTCCACTTCCGCTTCTGCGGCGGCTTTGAAACCTGTTGCCGCATCGAACCGCGCGAGATTGCCATCGCCCTTCCTCCTAATAAAATCTTCCCACAACGGTGTCAGCATGTTGTGATTCGCTTCAACTTTGCTGGCGATCACCGCTGTGCGCTTGTCCACCTCAATTAGTGTACTGAGGATCCAAACCACAAGAGAAAGAGCCACGCCACCAAGACCAATAATAATGGCTTTCGCCAACGCTTTTTCATCTAGCATTTCCACCTCCGACGCGCCGCACAGATACGCTTCTTCGGCGTCTTCTTACAGTTGATGTTGTGCATTTTCATTTGGCCTTTGGACCGCGAACAGTAAGACGTTCGTCTCTTTCCACCACCGGGTTGCGGAGCTTTCAGCTTCGATCCTGTCGCCCGGTTGTATTTAGCACGGCCCTTGGCCGTGAGTCCTGCGCCTCGAGAAGCAGGTAGCTTCTCTCCACGTTTGACTGACAGACTAACAGATTTTTTCTTTCTCGTCGCCATCAGAGCCTCGAATCATTTTTAACATAAATAAATTCTAAAGAAGCTGAACAATTAAACGTAACGGAGCCAGAGGAAGACTGAGCACGAGCTTCAATGTCTGTCTTTTCTGTAAACCGTAACGGAAAGTTATAACCCTGTAATTGGTTGCCGTCTTTCAAGGTAATACGTTCTTGCGTATTAAACACGCCGCCAAAGGGACGGGCTACAATAGATGTGTCTAAAAGTGCTGGGGTGTTTGATGCGTTTCCTGTTGATATGTTAGTCTGCACCATAAAAGCAGTGTAGCCAGCAGGAACAGTCCAAAGACACATCAGGGTCTGGTTATCACCATCTCCGTCAATGCTTAAAAACACATTTGCAGGAACGCCAGATGTTACAGTGCCTGTTCCAGCGCGGATAATGCCTGTATTTTTTCCGCTAGAGCCAGCCGTTAAGACAAGTCCGCGATTTATGCGGAGATAAGAGTTAACAGTGGTAACAGGGGTTTGACCGTTAAGGATAATAGTCTCAGAGATTTCGTTGTAGTCTACGTCAAGACCTTCAATACGGACTGTTCGTGCGCCCGTACCCGCCGCAGTGTCATCCACGCTAGAGCTTGAAACAGTCATCTGTGTGGCAGAGGGCGGATAAACATATAATCCGCCCTCTGACCAAATGGTTTCTACACTGTCAGAAATACTAGGGTTGTTGCCGAACTTAAATTTAAGTTTGTGACCGGGAATCTGTCCACGAGCGACCTGTAGCTCAAACGGCTCAGATGTGCCGACTTGGCTGATAGATCGGATCTCGTGGACAGACATTTTCTTTCCCCTACGCGAGGAAGATGGTTAGTTCAGAGGCCGTACCAGAGATTGCGCTCACATACACTCCGCTCTCAGCAATGATGCCATCGCCGGGAATGTTGAGAAGTGTGTGACCAGCCGGGAACTTCTGCTGCAACAGAGTTGCTCCACCGTTTCCGTCTGTGATTGTGAATGCGCCAGCGGCTGTGCAATACACGCCGATCTGCTTGATACGTGAACGACCGGGACCAACAGCCCCGGTTCCCGTCGCGTTGTAGGCTTTTACTGGACCAGCCATGACCTATCTCCTTAACCTGCGGAGACGGTTACGACGCCTGAGTTGCTCCAAAGCTGACCAGCAACGGACGGATCAGATGTCGGAAGATCGGTGAGGATCACGACACTGTTGGTTCCGTCATGAGTGATCGAGATGTTCTCGGTCACTGCACCCGTGGTAGCGTTTTTGGTGATGTCCTTAAAACCGTTCTCAGAACGGACGGCACCGGTGAAAGTAGTGTTAGCCATTTTGTACTCCTGTCGTGGCTAGTGTCAGATTCACAATGAATCTGTCAGGGACAAGAGCATAATACCTGAAAAAAAAGGGGGCCGCAATCGCGGCCCCCAGTGGGGAGGAAATGTTTCCTCGTTTAGGCTGCGCCCGGCGAACCGAACAGGCAGCGAGGATCCGAGAATCCGAAGCTGTAACGCTCACGAGCCTTGAACCGCATGTTGCCGGTGTCGAAGTCCGGGTCCATGTTGGTTGCCAGAGGCATACGCTCAAAGTGCTTGAGGCCGTTCGGTGCATCCGTCTTGAGGAAGAATGCATCGGTGTCGGTCAGGTAGTCGTTGACTACATAACCTTCCGGCAGCATGCCCATGCTCTTGATGGCGTTCACGTCGTTGTCGGCAGTGCCAACGCGGAGGTTCGAAACCATCAGGCGTTCTGCAACAAACTGAAGCTGGCGTGGTACGATCAGCTTCATGCCCTTCAGGGCAATCACGAGGCCACGCTCATCGACGAAACCAGCGATGCTGATCAGTGCGTCTTCGAGAGAAGTCTCGTTCAGGTCTGCTGCGGTAGTCGGCTCGTTGGCAAAAGCACCACCGCTGGTCAGCGGGTGGTCAGTTGCCAGAAGTGCCTTGCCGTCACCACCGGCGGAAGCGCCTGCGGTGAATGCGTTGTTGAGAACCGCTGCGGCCTTGACCTGCTTGGTATGCGCCATCGAACGTGCGAGTGCACGAGTGTAACGCGATGCCAGACGGTCGTACAGGTTGTCCTCAACAGCCTCCTCGGTGATCGAGAAGCCCATTGCGACGGTCTCGTGGGTATACCGTGCAGTATACGCCTCGTTTGCGTCGTCGTAGGAGATTCCGGCACCCTCGTTTTTAACCGGGGCTGCGCCGAAACCGGACAGCATAACTTCTTCCTCGAATGCTCTATCCGAGCCTTCGGTGTCGAAGATTTCAGAATGCTGACCCTCGTAGCGATTGTATTCCATACCAAAGAGGGCATTGAGGCCAGGCTCAAGCTCTTTGGCGAGTTGTGCGCGAGAAATAGCCATAACTCACTACCCCCTTATGCTACGGTCGCTTCAGCCGAACCGGCCAAAAGCGCGTGGTTGTTGATCATCACGATCAGCGGAATGCCAGCGGCAGTGAAGTCAGCGTTCTCAGGATCGTCCAGAACACCAACGATCTTCAGCGGATGCGAAAGATCAGCAGCGTCCACAGTCGATACGTCAAGCTGTGCAGCCGAGATACCAGTGGTCGTGCTACCATCGTCTGCGCCCTTACCGGACTCAGCAGAGAACTCAGCGAGTTCAAAGATGGTTGCGATTGCACCAGCCTTGTTGGTCAACGTTGCGTCAGAACAGACGACGAAACGCTGCATCGGGTTGTCGTACACATGTCCGATGATATCGAAGTTAGTGTCCGCGCCCGAACCAGGCCAGTAGTTAGACCAGACTTTTTTGCCGGTCGTTGAAGAAACATACTCACAGCCAGCGAATACGCCCACGAATTTCAAAGTGTCGCCGGAAGCAGAACTAGATACGGCAATTTCGCCGCCGTCAGTTGCGATGACCGGAGAACCTTGATAAATCGCGCTTGCAGCACTGTCAATGAAGTATACATTAGTACCGGAAGTAGCAGGAGTGCTACCAGCGGTATTGATGGGCTTCAGTCCGAAGCCAACATTGGCATTAGCCATTGCTCTACCTCACAGGTTTAGGAGGAATCTTTTCCCCCAAAGGTTACACGACTCTGCCTATCGTTATGAATAGGCATCGAGGGATGTTGTTCCCTCATAAGGTTTTCGTCCACGGCTCTCATTTGGTTGCGGGTCTGCTCCCGATAGTATTCAGTTCTTTCCTCGACCGTTTCCTCTGGAATCCGGCACAGCATTAGACCGCCGACACCGATAACTCCAGCATTCTTGCCTTCTTCGATCACTGGATAGCGATCTCCAAGTTCCGGATACTCGTCCGCACGAACCGGCTCCCAGCCCTCACGCATCTTAGCGTGAACATTCGTTTTGTCCTCATCACCCCGAAGAGCAGTTCGGACCCAACGATGCTTGAAACCAATCGGTGCATCAGGGGCATCCAGCTTAGAAGGCGGCGCCCACGGCTTGCGCCGCTGGGTATTTGCGCGACTCTTTGATTCGCGTGTAGTTCTTTCAGCCATAACTTACTCCTTTACGTACTTCGCATATTCCTCGAGCGGAACATTCAATCGTTTCGCAATCGCAATCTGCGATGGAGTCAACTTGACTGTTCTGCGCCCCTTTGGTGACGACGACTTTGACGCCGTTGACCCAGCAGAAGCGACTCTGGGTCCACTATCGCGCTTTGTCTCCGCAAACTTATGCGGGAACTCCGTGCGAATTCTTTTGTCAAGCTCACTATAATACTCATCGGACGTTGGGTCAAACCCCTCATCTTCAATAAGTTGCCGGTGTACGCCAAAAGCAGCATATGTCATGGTCTGGTCATTCCCGAACCATTCGTTTTTCTGCGCCCAGGCTTCAGCTTTTGGATCTGGTTGCTGTGGGGCCGGCTGCTGCTGACGCTGCGGGGCGGATTCTTCAGCCACAGGCTGCGACTGACGCTGCTCATTCCGACGCTTGGCTTCTTCGTAACGAGCTTGCTCAAGGGCAATCTGACTAATCCGCTGCTGTGCCTCAAACATGCCGTCCGCATCACCGTCTTCGTAGGCTTTGCGATAGGCTTCCTTGGCAGCGGCAGCATCTGCTTCTACGCGACTGCCAAACTCACCAACATAGGACTGATCGAGCTTGTCAATGCGGGCACGAAGCTCGTCATTTTGCTGCTTGACCGCCTCGGCGTACTCGATAGCCGCCTGACGCTGACGCTCTTCTTCACGAAACCTGTTTGTCAGTTTTGAAATACGTCGCTGAACAGATTCCGAATATTGCTCTAACTCATCCGGTTTTGCTTCTTGCTCCGCCGGGGCGTCTTCAGATGTTTCACGTGAAACATCTTCTGGCTGCTCTTCTTCGTCAGCCGCGACGATTTCCAGTTCTTCTTCCTTCTCAGCAAGGTTGTTTTGCATACTAGGCTCCGTATGTCTTGATATC